TTTATGAAAATCATTGAATTTCTTGCCGTTCAAATCACACCATTTTGACACCTCGTGTTGGTAAACATTAAAGAGGACATCAAACTTACTATTTTTTTCTGTAATTTTTTCAATTTTCAATTGTTTTATCATTTCGTCCTTAATCATGTGAATACCTGCATATTCTTTCCACCCTCTATTTTCAACGAATTTAGTTATTTTATGAACATTTATTTTTTGCGAAAAATTATCTGCCACCAATTGCAATTCTATTTCTTCTGTATTTTCTTCAATTTCTTTAATAAATTGATAACCACACTCTTGGCATTGCATCGTGTTAATTGACATAATGTAGTAGCATTTCGGGCAATCCTTAACTGGTGCAACGCCTAAACTTTCAGCATCTTGAAATTCTGCGTGTTTAAAAATAGCTTCCCAATTGTGGTCAAATGACCAGTCACCCAACCGTTGTACATTTCCACCCAAATCAATAATGTTAAAAAATGGTTTACCAGCATACACACGTGAACCACGTCCTGTACATTGCAACCATAATGCTAGCGATGTGGTTGGGCGGTTCATTATCACTGTTATAATTGATGGCTCGTCGAATCCAGCAGTCAACACACCAACGTTTTGCAAGATAGCATTGGGGGTGTTTACGAACCATTTTAGGATATTTTCACGCTCATTTTCATTGGTTGCACCGTCGAGGTGTTTTGAATTGTATCCTAAATTACAAAATGCAGCATTAACTAGCTCTGAATGTTCAACGGATGCGTTGAAGATGATTGTTTTCTTACATTTACTGATTTGCTCATAAACATTAACAACGTTTTGAATGTGTTTTGATTTTGAATACTCATTGAAAATTGCGCCTGTGTTGTAATCACCGCCTGTTTTATTTATTTGTGAATAATTTACGTCCGTTTTAATCGAATACGTCTTATTAGGTGATAACGTTTTTTTTTCAATCAATTCTTGAATGGTAATCGATGTTACTATATCATCGTAAATTAACCTCATCGGATGTTTTTTACTTATGCGTGTTGGCGTGGCTGTCAATCCAACGGTGTAAGTGTTTGGAAAATATTCAAAAATTTTGTCAAACGTTCCATTGTGACACTCGTCAATGATAATCATTGATGTTTTATCGAAAAAGTTAGCGTTGTTTTTTAACCTCCTAACCGCCGTTTCAATCATTGCTACATGCACGTTCAAATCCCAACGCAGTAATTTTGTGGTTCTATCAACAATACCAACTTCAATGCTGTATTGATTCTCAAACGTGCGCTTGAATTGTGACAGCAACTCGACACGATGTACGAAAAAAATAATGTTTTTTTGTGGATTTTTTACAAAAACACGATGAATCAATTCGGATGCTGTAATCGTTTTACCACCACCAGTTGCAAGTTGAAAAACAACACGTTTGCTTCCATCTTTGAATTTTTGAAGCACGGATGAAATACCGTGCTCTTGATAATCGTATAGCTGTTTTTTCATTTTAAAAGTTTACACTTAAAAATCAACAAGCAAAGCATGTCGTAATTCTCACGATACATCGGATGACTTTCGTCAAAATGAACAACAAAAACATTGTATGGCGCACGTTTTGATATACCAATAATAGTTGACCTCTTAACACCGCACATACGCATGTATAGTATCATTTGGCGAAAATAACCAAACTCAGCACACAACGCTTCAAATTGACGTTGCGATGTTGCTATTGTTGTTTTTAAGTCAATGACAACACCAATTAAAAATAAATCTAATTTCGCTTTCATTGGTACATAAATTTTTCCATCTAACGTAAAATTATCATTGTAAATTTCTCGCTGGTATATCGGATTTAAAAGCAATATTTGTTTATAAAACGTATTGTTTGATAGGGATTTATACATGCGTTCGCTCCGCTCCAATTCTTCATTTGTGAAAGAATAAGGCGTTGTGATTAATCGCTTGTTCAATCTATCAATTTTTGATGACTCTGTAGCCACGAAATCAAACAACGTGCCGAGTCTATACGCCTCGGTTGGCTCAACGTCCGACCATTTGGGTAGCAGTCCGACCTCCTGACCGAACTGCGTTAACTTTGAATTTGATAAATTTGGATTTAAAAAATAATTCATCTTTATTTCGTTCTTCTATTTTTTATTTCCTCCTCATACTTCACACCCTCTATAACTTCGCCTTTGTTGAGGTGTGAATCACAAAATGTTCTTACAAATGAGAATTTTTTGTTTATTGTCTCAAAATCTACATTCAAATAAGCATATTGAATGTAGTATTGTATCATTTTCAACAACTCAGCGTGGTTTTGTGGGTAATACTTCAACTTCACCGATGCGCCATTTGATAACTCAATAGATGGTTCGGCTGTTGCAACATCCATAATTGCTTCAATTTTCTTTTCCTGCGATTCGTTTTGCAGCACTTCATCCGACTTAGATTTCAAAGCAATAGCTTCTTCTTGTTGTTTTTTTGCAAGCAATTCTTGCTCCTGCTTCTTCACTTCATCAGTTGCCGTTTTCAATTGCTCAAGCCTTGTTGGCACGAATTGAACCAAAGTATTGATTTCTGAAAACAAATCTACTGCTAACTTATCAAACAGTGGTTTAATTTCATCGGTCAACACTCGTGTGTGAACTTGCTTCAATTCGTCAATCGACACATCAAATTTAAACATATTTTGTTTTAAATCTTCACGGATTTTTTCTTTGTAAAAATCAACATTCAAACTACCTGTTTTGTTTTGAAAATCAACAACCTCATCAGTATTCATCGCATAAAATTCACGCTCAAATTCGTTTTTAGACAAAATGAAATAGTTGTTAATGAAATCAATGTAGTGCTTCTTAACTTGCATTTCAAAATCAATAAACATGTTTTTTTGCGCCATTTCAGCTTCTTTTTTCGCATCATGTTCACGCTTGCGACGTAATTTCTCAGCGTTCCAATCAGATTGAAATGTTATTGACTTGATTAAATTTTCAATATATTTTTCTTCTGTTGTAAACATTGTTTTCAACGCATCCAACTTGCGTGTTCCGTCAAGTCGCTTATATTTTAACGGCTTAAATGATGCGTCGATTTTGTTCAACAAATCATTAACGCCCTGTTCTATCTTATCACCTGATTGAAAATCAAGCGATTTTACGTCTGTTGGAATTTTTTGTTTTGCGTTTTCAATCGCTACTTTTACTCTTTCTTTTAACGCAACCAACTCTGTGGCAACGTTGGATAATGATACTATCTGCTCGTTATCTATTTTGATAATATTTGACATATCTATTGTTTTTTAAAAATTAAAACTAAATTCATCCGATGGTTGTGCTTCAACTTGCTCAACAACTTCAACCTCATCCGTTGTTTTTTGTGTTGTTTCAAAATCCAAATCGACATCATCGTCAACAAACGACTTCATTACCTCCATTTGTTTTGGTAAGCCAATTTTGCGAATTTTTGAAATAGCACGCTTCAACACCTTTGTTTGCAAAAATGTAATATCGTTGTACATTTCCTTGCTCTGAGCTAAATTAAACGATTTATCCATTTTATTCTTGTCTGTAAATGACAATTCACGTGTGCCGTCAGGATAAACAATATAGCAATAACCAACTTTAAAATCGCTGTATTTGAAATCACCAACATCGGAGAATGAAATTGTGTGATGTGCAATTAAACGACCCCCATCGTCTGTTTTGATTGCAAAATCAACCTCATCTTTACGTATAATTACTGGTTCTGTGATGTGTGAAATAGCTCCTGATTGTTGCGCTAAAATCATCTTGCCATACACAGTGATTTCGTAGCCCATTGCCGTGCCAGTGCCTTTTAATCTACTCATGTAAACTAAACCACTCGACTGACTAAACGATAAACCTTGTTGCAATATCTCAAGAAAAATATTAGTGCCTTGCAAAACTGTCAATGTTGGTTTTGTTTTTTGATCGGTGTAATACGTTTTTGAACGTTCTTTAAAGTTTTCAAGCTCCATTAAAAAAATGTTTTCTGCTTGCTCTGCACCTACTTTAAATGCTCGCTCAATGATGGCGATGTAGATGTTTTTCTTTGAGTTGATCGTATCAACTACTTCTGTTAATTGAAATGACATGTTTTCTTGTTTTAAAAATTAATAATTAAAATGGCAGGTCATCATCTGATTTTTGTGTCGGTGTTGTTGCCGGTGCCGTTGGTTGCGAATCCTTAACTGTACCGATGTAAGCCTTTTCGTTTGTGTTTTTATCCCAAACTGACAACGAGCCGATGTTGCCGTATTGGTCTTCTTTGTCGTTAATCCACAATGAAAAATTAATGTACGTTTTGCCATTCTTCTCGGACTTTGAAATTGAACCGTGTCCTGCACGTGCTAATTCACCCAACGTTGTCAAATCAATTGACCCTTTTACTAATTTACCCATGATATACTGTTTTTTAATTGTTACTAATTTTTACGTCGAATTCCCACCCAAACACCTCATTTAATTTGGAAATAAAATCAATAGTTACTTGTTTTTTTCCTGCTTCAAAGAGGTACATCACATTGTACGTGATGCCTAACTTGATGCTCACCTCCATTTGAGACATTCCCGCCTGTTTTCTCTGATCAATAGCTTGATTGATGATTTGTTGTTCTACTTTTTTCATGTTTTTATTTTTTTAGTTATGGTACAAATATAAGTATAAAATATTAATACATAAGAAAAATATTGTTAAAATATGTTAAATTTTATATTTTAACCATAAAAGTGTTACATAAAATTGGTAAATGTTACATAAAAAAAGTTATTGTTACAAGAATGTTACAAAAAATGAGTACTTTTTTGTAACGCTTAAAACTCTGTTTTTCAATACTTTATATCTTATTTTACTAAATGTTACATAAAATTAAGATAAAAATACGTATAACGTAATTTATTTATTCATCATGAAACACGATTTGTATAAATCGTTCATCATGTAAATTAATTTATAATTAATAAAAAAAGTTTAAAACCACCTTTTTTTTGTAACACAACTAAAAATGACGTATAATGTGTTGATAATCAACAATTTACAGTGTTACAAAAACTTGTAACATTTTGTAACATTTTGTAACAACGTTGATTCTCAAGCAGTTACGATGTAACAGTTTTTATTTTAAATAACAATTCAATTTTTTTATTACTTTTGCTTGTATGAAAATGAGTGAAGCAAAATTACAAGCCGAGTTTTTTAAGTTGGTAAACAATGATCCGTTTTTTCGTTATTGCATCTGGTCCACACCTAACGATGCTTTCCTGGGCAATGATCCAAAACAACGTGCTATACAGGCAAATAAGTTGAAAGCAACAGGGCTTTTAAAAGGCGTATGGGATTTGACTATTCAAAAAAATAGTAAATTATTTTTCATTGAATCAAAGATTGGCACTAATGTATTAACTGCCGAACAAAAACACTTCCGTGATGTGAGAATTGAAAATGGCGTGCCTGAAGACCATTTTTTTATCTACAAAACAATTGATGAGGGTATTGAAGTGCTGAAAAAAATTAAAGAAATTTGTTTGACTAATTAATTTAATTTATATTTGTGAATTATGAAGTATAGAATCGACATTCCATTTTGGCTAACAATAGCATTTATTATCATTTGCTTATTTGGCATAATCGACGTGCCGTGGTATGTTAGCGTGTTACCTTTTATCGTTTTGTTTATTTACCGCTTAATTCAAGTGATTAGGCTTAATAAAAAAATTGCAGATGAAATCGAAAGGTTTGGGCGATACGATTGAATGGGTAATTGAAACGACTGGTTTATCACACTTCAAGCCAAAGAACTGTAATTGTGATAAACGGAAAGAAATGTTAAATAAAATTGTTCCTTATGGAAATACAAAAAAAGAAAATAACGGAACTGAAGCCAGCCCTAATTTAAATATAAAACGGAATGGGAAATATTGTAAAAACGAATTTATTGACTAATGGCACGATACTGTAAAAACAAAATATTTGAACAAGCTAAGAAATTAGCAAACGAAAAAAAATTGCTATTCGTGCAGGATATTATCGATTTTTTACCGTTATCGAAACCGACTTTTTATGACTACTTTCCTGTTGGTTCTAACGAATTTAACGAGCTAAACAAGATTTTAGACGAAAACAAAATTGCTATAAAAGCATCACTCAGGGCAAAGTGGTATCAATCTGACAACGCAACACTTCAAATGGCGTTGTACAAGTTAACTAGCAATGCTGAGGAACACAAGAAACTGCAACAGAACTACATAGACCACACAAGCAAGGACGATAAAATCGATTCAAATAAAATCGAAATAGTGTTTACTTCCAATACCAATGAAGATTGAAATCAGTGATAAATACAAGCAGTTGTTTGACATTCTCAACGAGCGCAACACGTCGCCAATTGACACTATTATTGTAACTGGTGGACGTGGTTCGGGAAAGTCCTTTGTTGTATCGTTGTTTACGATTTTAGGGTGTGTTAACTTAGATTGGAAAACAATTTATACACGTTTTACGGATAAGTCAATAGGTGATTCAATTCGTGAGGAGGTATCTGAAAAAATCGAGATACTAAACCTTGAAACAAAATTAACAGAACATAATAGGAAAATCGTTGATAAGAATAGCAATGTAAAGATTGCATTCAAAGGTTTAAGGACTGGTTCAAAAAATCAAAAGGCAAATCTAAAGTCAATAAAAGGGTTTAACGTTTGGGTGCTTGATGAGTCGGAGGAATGCCCCGATTTTGAGACATTTCAGCGCATTTACTTGTCAATTCGTAGTGTTGACAAGCAAAACTTATCAATATTGGTTTTAAATCCAGCTTATAAACTACACTGGATATATCAGCACTTTTTTTTAAAGAATGGCGTGCAGGGAGGTTTTAACGGTGTTAAAGATAACGTAATGTATCTTCACACGTCGTTTTTGGATATGCCTAAAGGTTCATTGCCTGAGAACATTTTAAAGGAGTACGCCCGAATGCGTGAAGATAACCCAGAAATGTATCGCAACATAGTTGAGGGTGGTTGGATTGATGACCCTGAAGGCGTCTTGATACCGTTCAGGGATGTTAGGCTTATACCAATGGATTATTTTTACTCAGGCTTCATTCGCAACGTTTGTTTCATTGACCCAGCCGAGCGCAATGGCGACATGATGAGTGCTATATTTTGCAGGTTATCATACAACGATACCGATAAATTCAAATGCCATGTTTATGACATTATCCACTCTAATAGCGGGTTTGAGGTGTTGAGTGCGATTATAAATCAAAAAGCAATTGTCACGGGTGTTGATGAGGTGATATTCGAGAAAAACGGCGTAGGTTTGGCAACAGGTGTGATGTTGAAGTCGTTGAATAGTGATAACAAATATAAATTAACGCCCTACCACTCGACTGAAAACAAGGAAGCAAAAATACTAGCTAATTACGAGTTTGTGAAGCGACACTTTGCGTTCAATGCTGAGTACAACGAAAGCAAACAATACAACTTATTCTTGAATCATTTAACTACCTATTCGACCGAAATTAATGAGCCACACACCAAGGATGCTATGGATGTTTGCTGTTCTGCTTCTAAGATTTTAAAAATAATTTACAAAAAATTGTTGTAAATCAAAAAAAAACATTAATATTGCATTTGTAACCTAACCTTAACCTAACCAATGGGTATATTAGATTCGCTGTTCAATAGAAAAAATTTGAAAGCCGAGAAAATGAACGGCACATACTTCTACTACTATAATCTATTCACAAATAAGGTTACTGAATTTAGCAATTCAAATGCTTATATACTTTCAAAAACGGTTGCGGAAATCTACAATCCTATTGACTTGATTGCGGATAGGACTAGCAATATCAAGTACCGATTAATCAACAAGAAAACATCCGAGGAGGTCGAAATGCCGTTGCGTATGAAGATGCTAATGGATAAACCAAACGCCTATCAAACATTTTCGCAATTGGTTTACGATGTAATGTTTATCAAGTTGGCGCAAGGTGGTGTGAATGTTTATCGCAATACTGGCGATAAACCTCGTAAAACAGTTGAGTACATCAATTCATTATGGGCGTTGCAACCTGATGTTACAAGTATTAAATTAAAGGATAGCATCACCACAAATCCGTTCGACATTACAGACTTAACCGATGTTGTTGATTCATTAACAACGGTGTTGCTAAACAAAATCAAGATACCGTTTGAGTACATCGTGCCAATAGTCGACAATGGAATTAATCCAGTTGATTTTGAGTACATTTCACCAATGAATGCGTGTGAAAGGTCAATCAACAACTTATTGCAAGTCTATCAAGCTCGATTTAATCAATACAAGAATAATGGTTCAGCTGGTATTTTATCAAGAAAGGTAAAATCTGAGGGTGAAATGGCACAGTTCGACCCTGTTACTCGTCAAGATATGATTGACGAATTAAATAAGTCGGATGGCGTTGTTGATGGCAAGAACTTTATCGGTGTGTCCGCTATTCCAATGGAGTTTATTAAAACGTTGGGAACAATCAGCGAATTGATGCCATTTGAGGAAACCAAAGATGACCAACTGAAAATTGCAGGTATCTACAACATATCGAAACATTTACTACCTATGGGCGAATCAACGACGTTCTCAAACCAGCAGGATGCAGAGCGGTTCTTTTGGCAAAACACGGTGAAAACAGAGGCGTACGAAATGGCTAACATTTTGAACAAGCTGTTTTTCGTTGACACAACTAAATTGACACTTGAGCCTGTTTTTGATGGTATTGAGGTTTTGCAAGAAGACAGAGTGAAGTCGTTGGAGGCAGATATTAAGGAGGTAGAACTATTGGCGAAGTTAAGAGAATTAGGTATAAACAACAAGGAATTGGAAGATAAATGGAACAGTTAACAGCAAGAATAAATGAATTGAAGGCGATAAAGACGGATAATTATCGCTCGTTACCCATTGAAAACAAGCGTTCGATTTACGATGCTGAGAAACGTGAAGTAAAAGGATATGCTATTGTGTGGGATTCGAAGAATAGCTACAATGAATCTGTACGCAAGGGGGCAACGCAAAACAGCTTAAATGCACGTGGCGTTGGCTCTGACAAAAATCCAATCTTGCTCCTTTGGCAACATAAATCGGACAAGCCAATTGGTAGAATGGTTGAGTTGTACGAGGATGAATACGGTTTGTTTTTTCGTGCAGAATTGTACGATACTAAGTTTGTGAACGATGAGGTTATACCACTACTAAACGAGGGTATTAGACAGCTATCTTATGGTTTTAATTACATTTGGGATAAAGTCGAATATGACGAGGTCGAGGACACTTTCATTTTAAGCGAAATTCGATTAATGGAAATTAGCATTGTAACATTTTCATCAGACGAAAATGCACAACTTCGCAATTTTGCCGATTATCAAAAAGACACTTTTTTCCAATCGTTAGACCTTAGAACGTTGGAAAATATAAAGAAATTAGTTGACTCAGAAATCGAGAGCCGTGACGAACACTCTACGAAAATTGATGAGCCTAATATAGATGATAACAAATCAAATGTTAAACTATTTTAAAACAAAATGGAAAAGTTAAATTTAAGAGATGCACTAGAAAAAAACGGTGCTAAACTTGATGAAACGCAGATTGCGTTTGTCAATGGCTTAAGCGAAGCAATTCGCCAAGCGTTGGACTCGAACACAGCGACTATTTCGCAAACAATCGAGCAAAAGATGACCGAAGTAAAAGCGACGTTACCTGAGGATGTTGCCGAAGAAATTCGTTCATTGGGTGAAAAAATGAAGAAAATCGAAGAGCGTTCACCTGTAACCAAGTTGAATGAATCGCAAAAGCGTTCATTGAAAGCTAAGGTTAAGGAACATCACCAAGACATCGTTGATGCAATCCGTGGTCGTAAAAACTTCGATTTAGGTGAGTTGGTAATTGATGCTGTCCGTGCAGCTGCACCACACTACAATGACAATGGAACTGTATCGTTGGGTTCAGGAGTATATTTACCAACGGTTGAAAACTTCAAGGAAAGCGATATCATCGCAACGATTCGTTACCCTAAAAACTTCATTTTCGATGTCGTTCGTAACAGCCAAGTTGCGAAAGTGCCTAAGGTGTTGAACAAAAAAGAACAGACGGCGAAAGAGGGTGACGTTGCAATCGTGGCAGAGCATGGCACTAAACCGTTGGTTCAATACAAGTGGGTAATCAACGCAATCAATCGTAACAAAATCGCTGGTCGCATCGAGTGGTCTGAAGAGTTTGAAATCGATAATGAGCGTTTGTTTCAAATGATTGTTCAAATGATTGAGAACGACGTTATCCGTGAGTGGAACGAAGTGACATTGGCTGCAATCATTGCAAACGCAACGGCATACACTTCACCAACAGCTTACACTGGTCAAGTGAACGGCGCGAACGCTGACGACGTTGCAGTAGTGTTGACGACGTTAATCAACAGCAATGAGTACAACGCTGACACATTGGTGATGAACCCGATTGACGTGTCTAAGCTATTGTTGTTGAAGGATACAATTGGACAAAAATTGGAAACATTGTTATTGTCAAGTGGTAATACATTAGGATTGAAGTTGATTGCATCAAACAAGGTTGCAGTTGGTAACATGTTGGTATTGGATAGCACAACTTATCGTGAGCAACACACTGGTGTTTCGTTACGAGTTGGTCAATATGCAAATCAATTAATCACAAACGAGTGGACGTTGATTGCTGAGATGTACACATTGTTGGAAACGGCAGCACTTGACAAACCTGCAACACGTTATGGTGCAATTGCAACTATTGCAGCTGACATCGAAACTCCGTGATAATTATTAATTTTTAAAAGCATAAACATTATGGCAACAAAAATAGTGTCAAAAGTAAAGGCAGAGGATGCGGTGCAATACGTATCAACATCAAGAAAAAGCGATTACAAAGCAATCAAATTAAAGAAAGACAGCAAGATTTACGTTGAGCACGTATCCTTGGCTGACTCTTTAATCAAAAAGGGTGTAGCGACTGAGGCAAAGGATGTTGATTTTGAAGTAACACCACCGCATATCAAGTTTGTTTCAGAGGTATAACAACAAGTGAGTAAATAAAATGGCAGTAGTAACTAAATATGACTTCATTGGTGAGTTTGGAATTACTCAAGGTAAGCCAATTGTAAGTGTATCAGGTGGGGTGGGAACGGATGATTTAATTGGTTTCATCGATAGAGAAGAAAAGAAAATCCTCATTGATTTGATGGGTTATGACATGGCGATTGATTTTATCAGTAATTATGGTTCCGACCCCGACTACGCTATTTTGTTTTCAACACTGACCTATAACGGAAGAATTTCGTTGGGTATCAAGGAAATGTTAAAAGGTTTCATTTATTACGAGTATCACAAATCGGGCATTAAGAACGTGTATCAAGGGCAGGTAGTACCAAAGAATGAAACGAGCAGAAATGCAAACGACACGTTAAATAATAGCGTGTTATACAACGATGCGGTAGATGCTTATAACGTGATTTCCAATTACATTGCTACCAACACGGCGACGTATGATTCGTATAAATCTTTTAATCCAACCCGTAGGAAAATAGTATTGTAAAATGAGTGAATTTTTGTCAGATATCATTGAGGATGTAGTCATCAACTTGGATCGTGATTTAACGGTAACAAGTAGCGACCCAGTCACGCTCTATGTTGAGTGTTTGAAATGGATTGAGCTGTTCGACTACATTGAGGTGATTAGACTTGATGACACGGTATATACTATTCGAGTGATTGAAATTGACCGTGAACACAATAAAATATCAGTTGCTGAACCATTGGGGGCGTTTGCTGGCATTCGAGTTCCACAGGTGTATTATCTTGCAGGCACACGATACGCAACCAACCGTGAGTGGATAGATGCATCGGATAACGATGCGGACAAGTTGCCGTTGGTTTGGAACTGTTTTAATCCATTCCCAACCGAAGTAGTTGAGGATGAGGATTCGGATAAGCCTTACCAATCAACGTGGCAAAATGTTAGCTTGTTTTTGTTGGATAATTACGAGCCCCTTAATTGGGTGACACGTGATAATATTTATTACAAGTTAATACCATTAAGAGCGTTGGCGGATGGAATTAAGCAGTCAATTATTGACCTATCATGTAGCTTGGAAGTAGCTGGTGCGGTAACATTAAAGCATTTTCCAGTGTTTGGAACGGAAACTCAAAACGGTGCTGAACGTCGCATAATTGATTCCGATTTAACAGCCGTTGGAATGACCTTTGATTTAAGAGTAAAAAGTAAAGAAAATTGTTAATTTAAAAAAAAAGAAAAATATGTCAAATTGTATAACATGTGCAGGTTACTTGAAGAACACAGGAGTGCCTGCTGGAGTAAAGCCATTTGGGCGCATTGTTGGTATGTATTTAGTGCCAATCAACGCTGACGATGGTTCAGTAAATTCATTGGACGTGAGTGCGTTTGGTACAGCATTGGACACGGCTTTATTAGGTCGCATCAACAATGCGGATGCATCAAAACGCTTTTACCCATTGTTGGATTTAAAAAACGTCGAAGCACCACAAGAGGATGCAACATTTGAGGAGGATTCTGCTGGAACACGTGTAAAAGTTCGTGATGGTCGTCAATCAATGACTTATGAATTTTGGGGGCAAAGTCGCCAATTTTTCAAACAAATCGTTGGTATGTGCGTGCCATTTGGTGTGATTTTAATTGATGAGTGTGGCAACTTGTTGGGCGAGTACGACGAAGTTGGTGAGAAGTTATACCCACGTGAGGTGAACTACGCTAGCTACGATGCTAAGTATTTGAACACCACTGCAGATGCGACTTCAAAAATTCCTGTAACGTTTGATTTTGCGTTATTCACTTCGGAAGCGGATCAAGTGATGTTGAGCATTTCTCAATTCAGTGCTGTTACACCTTTGAAATTGAAAGGGATGTTGGATTTAGTATTCACAATCACACCAGTGGCAACTGGCTCGATTACAGCACAAATCGACTTTATTTATGGAACAGTTGGCGCAAAAATCCCGTGGAAAGGTGCTACAATCTCAGCGTTAACCGTTGTAAATGAAACAACCGTATCATCTGCATCACCAACGGCAGTAACACATAATGGTGATGGTAACTACACCATTACTTATTCAGGTTCATCTGCTGGTAACAAGTTGCATTTGGAAGCGTTCAAGGCTGCGACCGCTAACAATGAGAACGGGGTTGAGGGCTACTCGGCACAATGGACTGAGTTGTAATGGAGTACATTAGAATTAAGAGCCTTGGAAAGACACATGAGATAAGCGTTGATTACTTGCGTGACAAACCACTTGATGAGGTGTTAGAGCACCTTGCAGTCATACCAAGTGATGTTGTAAAAAAAGCGCATGAATTGGTCAACGGTGTGTTGCCAAAGGAAAAGAAAAAGTCTAAATCCTAACCAATATAAAGGCTCGTAATGATAAAATGTTGCGAGCCTTTTTTGTACAACTATGAAAAAATTGATTGACTTGTTGGAGTTGGCTACAAATATTGATAGCCGTGATGCGTGGATGTTTGCGTGGTCGGATGCGGATTTTCGTGATATGGTTTTGGATATTGTGCGTAAAAGGTTATTAGCCGAGGGAACGGACAAGGATGGCGATGTTATCGGTTATTACTCACCCGTTACCGAAATGATTAATCCATCAAAAAAAACAGGCACGCCTTACACGTTAAATGACACTGGCGAATTTTTTCATAGTTTGTTTATCGAGTACAACCAAAACGAAGTGATAACGGATGGTAATGGTGATAAGGGTGACGATAATTTGTTTGAAAAATACGGAAGTGGAATAATTGGTTTAACTACCGATAATTTAGCTGTGGTAAAAGAAATGGTTAAGGATAAATATATTAATTACTTTAATGAAAAGATACGAGGAGCTGTTTGACATTCCCTTACTTAATTGGGAAAAGTGCCTAGAGGGGCGCTATGAATTTATGCGCATTGAGCGCACCAACGTGTTTGATGAAAATGATATTGTGGCATTTTACAACCTATTTGATAAGTACATTGAACGCAAAGGGTTGTCAGAAGAATACTTGCAATACATCGAAAAGCAACGTGACTATCTGAAAATTGTCATTGAATACTTGCGAACAGGTGATGAAAACTTACTCAATCAAATTGCTATAATGCAGATTGATTTGAATGTTTTAAATCCAACAAAAAACAAAGGCGTGTCCATTGGCGAAACATTGACCATTCTATCAAAATGGATGGGGGCTTGGATTGATAAGAAGAAAGTAACGGTTGAGGATTACATTAACTTGTGTAGTCAGTATGAAGAATATGTAAAGGAGCAAAACAATGGCGGAAAGAATTAAGAGAACAGATATATCAGAGGATGATGTATTTGGTGGCATAAAAAAAAGTGCAAAGGAGGCGTTAAATGAATTGCAACTATTTGACAAGACCGTTAAGAGCATTGCAGATACGTTTGAGAACACGTTGAACAAATCGACGAAAATTAACGTTGAGAACATTGAGAAGTTAAACAAGGCTGTTAAAGAATCGGTTGTTGTTACCAAAGAAAAAGAGAAAGCAGACCAACAACGAGTTGCGATTGAAAAAGACTACAATAAATTACTAGCTGAGGAAGCTCGTTTAATGGCACGCAATACAAATGAATACAAGGAGCAGGCGGTTGCGAACGCTAAAGTAAAAGAACAACAACGTGAGGAGCTTTCAGTATTGAAATCAAAAGGCAACGCGTACAAAGAATTGAGCGTTAAGACACGTCAATTAAAAAACGAATCAAAGCAATTGGGCGCTGAACTATTGGTGTTAAAATCTTCCGGTAAGGCATCACGTGAGGAAATTGCTAAGTTGGAAGCGCAATACAGACAAGTAACTGCACAGGCACAACGATACGATGCGCAATTAAAGGAGTTAGATAGAACGACTGGCGACAATTTTAGAAACGTCGGTAATTACGGGCAAGCAATCGGCAACTTAAAACAAAAGATACTAGGTTACGTTGGCGCATTTGCAGGGTTTCAATTGTTACGAAGTGCAGGCAAAACGGTTGTTGAATTTGATGAGAAGTTAGCGGACATTTCCAAAACAACTGGACTTACAATCGAGCAGGCTAAGAAGTTATCAACTGAATTGTTGAAAATTGACACACGCACGAGTGTAACAGGTTTGCAAGAATTAGCGAGTGCAGCAGGTCGATTAGGCATTGAGGGTGAGCAAAACATTGTCGGTTTTGTCCGTGCAGCCGATATGGCATTTGTTGCCCTAGGTGATGACTTGGAGGGAACGGCAGAAGAAATTGCAACCAACCTCGGTAAAGTTGCTGACCAATTCGGATTGATTGATAAGTATGGTCAAGAGGGAGGTATCACACGTGTTGGTTCGGTGTTCAATGAGTTGGCATCAAGTAGCAAGGCGGATGCAGGAAGTATTCAAGACTTCACAAATCGATTAGCGGGTGTAGGCGCACAAGCAGGTTTGACACTTGCAGAAGTAGCTTCATTAGGTGCAATGTTCGACGATGCTGGACAATCAATTGAGGTAGCATCTACGACGATGAGTACATTGTTGCCTGAATTGGCTAAGGACACGGCAGGATTTGCTAAGGTTGCAGGCGTTACGGAGGATGAATTTAAATCGATGTTAGCGGAAAGTCCAATGAAAGCACTGAAAGCCGTAGCCGAGGGTGCGAAGTCGTCAGAGAAAGGATTGTTAGGCTTAAATGCAACGTTACAAAAGTACGGCATTAGCTCGGCACGTGCCTCATCAATTGTTGGTGTGTTGACTGGAAACATTGACAAGCTGAACAAATTTGAGGAAATCGCGAACAACCAAATAAAAGAAAACACGTCGTTGGCGAATGAAAACCAAACGAAGCAAGCTACACTAGGGGCTACAATTGAGCGACTAAAAAAGTCATGGGATGCGTGGTTAATTTCGATGAGTAATAGCACAAGTGCAACGGCTGGATTAAATAGCATGCTTGGCTTCTTAGCTAACAACCTATCAATTGTATTGACGTGGGTTGGACGTGTTGTGATTGCATTCACATCTTGGAAGCTGGCTATGAAAGCGATGGCGTTTGGTGAGCAAATCAAGAATCTACGTGCGGTCAACAAGGCATTAGCTGAGAATGCAACCGTATCGGATGAGGCTGGTAAATCAGCTAAGGTGTTTGGCAGTGCATTGAAAAGTATTGGATTTGGAATTGCAATTACGTTGTTGTTTGAAATGGCTAAGGCGTTCTACGATGTTGCAAGTGGCGCTAAGGCGGCACGAGTTGAGGCGGCACGATTAGAAAAAACAACGGCAAAGGGCACGGAGTTGGCGCAATCACGTATTGACAACGCTAAACAGGAGTATGAGGAGCGCAATAAGTTATTGAAAATGCAAATCAAAGACCAAACGTTATTGAATAAGAAGTTAGCTGAATCGAAATCAATTTATGAGCAGGAAATGAAGAATCAAATCAAATGGGCAAATCAACGTGGGGCGACCTATAAAAAAGAGTTAGCACAAATAGAAGCATTGGTAAAAGCTAGTAAGGACACTAGTAGAAGTCAAAACGAGCGTACTAAGGCATTACTGGAAGCAAACAAATTAGCTCGTGAACTTGGTGATAAATACGGTATCAAAGGCAACAAGACAAATATTCTTGGAATCAACGTAGGTGGCAACGATGCGTTGAATTTCGAGGGTGCAATGGGGCAGTTAAATGCTAACATTGCAGCGATTAATTCAAGTATCAAACTATACAACTCTGAGCTTGATACAAGTGTTGACGTAACAAGTGATTACAGCGATGAGGTCGATAATTTGAATACCAAAATGGCTAACCTAAACACAACGGCAAAGGATACAACAAATGCGGTTGAGAAACAATTTAAAGCGATTGATGATATTGATGCGTTGCTGGATGGTGGTAAGTCATTGGAGCAAATTGAGGATGAGGAAATCAGCGCAGAGAATGATTTGATACAACGTAGATTGGATAAGCGGTTAACTATCATCAAAAAACAGTTGTTAATGGAGGAAACGACAAAAGAGGATGCAATATTTGCTCAACACGCAATGGAACTTGAAGCGTTGAATGAGCAGAAACGCATACTTGAATTGTATGGACGTGATACGCTTGCAATAGACCAACAGATATTGGATAAACGTCTTGAAATGAAAGAGCTGTACGGTGATAAGGAAGTAGAGGCAACGGAGAAAAACACCGAACATTTAAAAGAAATATATCAATCGGCTTCCAACGTAGTAAGTAGTTTTACTGACTTCTTTCTAACGCAATCCGATAGACGCATTGAAGCATTGCAACGTGAAGTTGAGGCGCAACAGGAGTTGAGAAACAGATTGCAAGGAATGGCAGAGGCAGGAAACATTGATGCGCAACAATCAATCAAGGCAACCATTGAAGCGCAACGAGAAGCTGAAAAAGAGCAAATGAAGATTGAGAAAAAAAAACAACAGATACAATTGATTTCGCAAGGATTGCAATCTTACATTTCGGCACTAGAGAACGGCTCAACACCGACAAAAGCGTTGTTGGAAACAACATTGACAACAGGCGCATTAATGAGTTTCTTGAGTGGATTGAAAGGATTCTATACAGGAACAGACAATGCTCCTGAGGGGTGGGCATGGACACAGGAGAAAGGGGCTGAGATGATTACCGATAAACAAGGTAAAATTAAAACACTTGGAACTGGTGATGGTGCTAAGTTGACGTACTTGCAACGTGGTGATAAGGTTGTCAATGCAAAACAAACAACAGACTATTTGAATGCTTTAACTCAATACAAGGCTACGACGTTAAATAGCGATGTTGTTGGAAATTCGTACGATGTTATGACTATCAATAAGCTAGAACGAATTGAAAAAGCAATCAAAGCGCAACCACACTCAACGACCGATTGGCAAAACATTACGAGCGGTTTAGTTGCTATTACAAGCAGTACAAGCAAGGGTAAAGATAGAATTGTTAACCGACACTACATAAAACGATGATACGATATATTTTAAATGGTGAGGAGTGCAACCCTAATAATAGACAGGAAATAAACTACGTTCTATCATTAGGCAAGAATCAAGACAAACGCACATTGGAACTTGATGTTACTTCGCTGGTGTTTGTTCGTGAAGATTACACACGTGTTCAAACTTGGCGCAACACTTACGGTGATTACATGGGAATGCCACTAGAAATTAACTACTCGGATGGCACGATAATAAAGTACCTACTAGACTTCACCGATTCAATGGTGGTAACTGGACGAAGTATTGAATGCAAATTAAAACGTTTCAGAGGTTGGGATATGTTCTTCAAACGAGCCGAGGGCTTGGCATGGAACAATCCTAACCTGCAATGGATACAAGCCGATTTTCGTCTTATTGATTACATAATCGTGCCAGAGGATTTAGTGTCGAGGTTTATTTCATTACTTATAACGATTTTCTTACTAGCAAAAGAAATTGTTGAAACAACTAATAGGATAATTGACAACATCAAACAAATCATTGATGCATCGACACCTGTTGGTGGTATTCCTGGTCCTAACTATGGCGCTATCGTGTCGGGTGTGTTGAAATTGATTGCAAACCTCGCAATTGCGGTGGCGTTGATGATTGCGTTAATTAAATTGGTTGGCGAATTGATTGAGTTGATTTTCCCGAAAATAAGACAATACAGAGGTATAACCTACAAGCGATTAATTGAGAAAGGTGTCAACTATTTGGGCTACAAATTGAAGTCAAGTGTGTTGGATTCGTTGCCCGATTTAGTGATTTTACCACAACCGATACGCAAGACTAATGCAAAGTGGTTTGTTGAGCTATTCACTCCCAACACACTAGCTTACACGAACGGCTACCCATCGGCTGGTGATACAATACCAACACTTGACACGGCACTAACTGAATTTGAGAAATTAACCAATACAGAGGTGCGTTTGATTGGTGATACAGTTTACATCGAACATCGTGATTTTTTCAAGCAAAACGCAAATACAACCGTTCAATCAACTTTCAATAATCAATCGTTGTTGACAGATGAATATGATATAAATGCAAGCGATCAATACAAACGTTTGGTTGTACAGTATCAAGTTGACCCGATAGACTTAAACACGTACGATGACACGGATGGAAGTGTACAAGAGGTGTCAAGCGAGCTAATTAACAGTTACGGGCACGATTACGAATTATTGGAGGGCTACACCGAATTAAGTTTACCATTTGCACGTGGCACTCGAAAAAGTGGATTAAATTGGTTTGAAAAGGCGGTTAAAAATTTCGCTAAAAACGTTGATAAATTCTGCAACACATCGTTTGTATCCAAAATTGAACAGCGCATTGGAGTGATGCAGATCTCATCACAATACTTCACATCAACGAAATTGCTATACATGGCAGGCACGAAGCTACATCCATCGCAAAATTCATTCATTGGTGCTAACAAGGTAATTGAGTACCATGCTAGCAATAGAATTGAGAATAATCAACGACGAGTTTATAAACAAATGCCAATTGCAATGACTGAGCAAGAAATGTTTTCACTTTTAAATAATAATTTCGTACATTTGACAAATGGTGCAACGGCTGAAATTACATCAATCAAATGGAGCGACGAAGATAATGTTTCAGAAGTTGATTACACCGTTGATGTTGCTGGCGTTAATGTTAAAAGTATTGTGCTATGAGTGAAAGCTTAAACGAATTTTTGTCAATCGAGCTTGCGAAAGTTGCAGGTAGTATCGAAGCCATGGTTAGACGTGGTATCGTTGAAACGGAGAAACTACGTGCCGAAGCCATTAGATGTGGGCAAAATGTTTCTGAAATTGACGAAAAATTAAAGGAGTTGAAAAATAAATTAAAAGAATACGATGGCATTAGAGGTAACAAGTAAATCGTACACCGTACACAATGGCGGTTCAAATTCGTTCTTGCTAGCGAATGCAGGACAATTGGTAGTGGACAAGGTCGTGTTTGTGTGCGATTTTGATTTCACATCCACGTCATCCACACCAGTTATAATTTACGATGCTAATTCATTGCAAGTTGTTGGCACTACGTGGGGTGACCTTGGTTTCGTTGTTGGTGATACTGTTAATTTGAGTTGTACGATGTTGGTTGACGATATTGTAGCAGACACGCAATTCACCATAACACTATCATCGTCACCAATGATAATATCCGATATTAACGGTGATATTATGTCGTTCACGGCTAATATTACTGTGTTACCCGGTAGTGAGTACATGCTTGGTGTGATGTTGCCATTGCAAGGGCGTAATACAGCGATGTCAATCGTTAATACATCACGTTCTGAGCCTCAGCAGGTTGAGATACAACACGCATTAAGACCAAATTCAGCAGGCACTGGGGTTGAGTCGTTAATTGATGGATCTGTATCAAGATTTATATTCGACAACGTCAATTCATTGGGTGTGTCGAGCATCGCAACTGGGTATCAAATTGGAAACAAGTCGGGGGGGGCTTACATCGCATCGCAATTGAAACGATTGTCAGATACTGGAGGTAATAAGACTTATGAAGCTAGATTTGAGTACTTTATGCCCGATATTACAGACAACACACTTGATGAGCCTACGTGGTTTGAGGACGTGGAAGCGATTAAGCCCTCATACTCATTCATTTGTAAATCACAAACAAACAATCCAAACTCAGCATTATCGGGTACATATTCGCCTCAATCAGGGAATGCTGGTTGGTATAACGAAGCTCATAATGGTGGTGTGAATGATTTTACGATTCAGTCGGTATTGTTAACCGTAGGGGGGGCGCCAGTATCGGCAATTGACTATTCGCAACCAACACATGTAAAGGCAACGATTACATCAACTACAAACTTCCAAAATGGAGCTGAGGCGAAGTTTTCATTTTTACCTGCATCGGATGACTTTAAAAACAAGCCTGAAAGCCATCACGAGTTGACTTACACATCTTATTCAAATGTATCAAACGACCATGCGTGGGGTGTGAATGGACGTGAAATGGTATTAGACGGCATGACCGTCGATGTATCTACATCCAACACTATTATTATTGAGTTTAATTTAACTCCAAATGGTGCATTTACCACTTACTTTGAATCGCTAGGGGCTTCGGATAGGTTGATAAGATTATCGGCTTCCGTTCAAAAAACTGGTGCAACAAACAACACGAATAACAACGTATCATTAATTCTTTTTGAGGGCTTGGCTGAGGTTGCTCCGTTGCCCGACACTCCTTTTGATGGCGTGTTGCAAAAAGGGTTTATTTCTCATCAATTCGACTTGACAAGCGTGCCAAGTGTGACTTATGAGGGGTGTACGGAAGATGATATGATTTATGTATCAAAATTATCGTTCTTAAAAAACACTGCGTGGGAACGGTTGAGAATGAACGTAGATATTGTAAGGACTTCGGATGGCGCTAGGTTTACATTGGAGGGACAATCAATCGACTTGCAATCAATTCCAATGGTTGGAGGTGTTATTCAAATCAATAGCACGCAACAATTAAATCAAAAGCTAGACGGAAACGATAGAAACGTCATCAATTTGACACTAGGCACAATTGGTGCGGCACATTACGAGGTTTATTTGAATTGGTCCATGTTAGTCAATTGGCGTTATTGGATTGAGCAATCAAACGCATTTATCGAATTCTATGATTTATCGCTACCACAGAATGGATTAAACGCTGAATGGATGCGATACTTGCGTGGCTCAGGATACACAATTGAAGTGAAGTGCGTATTGGAGTTGGATGGGTTGGGCTACTTCTGGACGTCGCCATTCACGTTGCAAGATTATGACGAATGGGATGGCGTGTCAACGTTTACCTACTTTGATTCGGTGGGTGTTCAAAAACCCTCTTTAGTAAGTGGTGAAGTGATGAAAGTACGATGCGACCATGTGTTGAACAGTGGCATGTGGACAGCAGGTGATGTATGGGGGTGGATAGCAACACGTCCAACTGAAATGGAGCAAAGAAAACAAATGTCAAGTATTTGGAATTGGACGTCACAAAATATGCCGTTACTACCAAAAAATGGCGAAACAAAAGCAACTATTGATGTAGTTACTACCAACACGCCAAACGACACGGCACGAATTGAGTGTTTGATTGACACGTCGATGATTGACGTTGCGAATGTTACGATGGTGTCAAGGGTGCATTCGCCAACGGTTGAGGGGTGCAAACATCCAATTGACTACATGTTTGATTACGTTCTAGCGAGTAAAGAAGTTGGCGAAACATTTGTTGAAGCATTTTTCAGACTGCACGATGCAACAGGTGGTATATTCTACACCGACACCGTGTGTTGCCCTCCGTGTGGCAATCGTTTTATGATTGGGAATTTAACCAGCGTGTATGCACATGGACGTGGTGACGATTGTTGTTACATCGGCTCAGATGGCATTGCACACGCAACGCTACCACCATGCTCTGATACATCGTTACTATCGTATTCAGCTTTATTAACTGTACTTACTCCAGGAACATTGACGGGTCGAAATATAGCGATATTGAACGGTCAATATGGCGTGGATGACTTCATGGTATTGCGTGCAAATCTCCTTAAAATTACTAATCAAATCGAGCGTGATACGTTTGCGATTGCCATTGCTGACAACGTAATGGCTTACTCATGCTCTAAACAATACATAACATGGCTACCGTAAAAAATGTACACAAGGCGCAGGTGAAGTTGGTTAAGTTACCTACGCCATTTGAAGAAGAAGATAGAGGACTTAGATTGTGTGGACAACCTATAATGGTATTGGCAACAATGGCATCAAGTAAGCGATACAAGAACGATTTAACTGGTATTGCGTTGGTGTGCGATGATTTGACAATTGAGCTTGAAAAAGAGGATGGGAGTGTTATATCGGCACTTGGCACGGCTGTTGATTTTCCATTTCAATCAAATGCTAAGGGATTTGTAATTGACTGGCGACAACATACTGTTGGATGTTACAAGGTGCGTGTCAACTTCGATATTGATGGCACTACGGGCTGGTACTATTATGGCGCTTTCAATCGTCAAGAGTGGACGATGGCACGAGCAAGGAACACGGTGCAAATGTTCGTGACGCTGAACGATGTAGTGCGTAAGGATGGCATTAATTATCGCAATAGTGGATTTTGCAACTCAATTCGATTCGTTGGAACGTTTGGTGAAATGCAACCTAATTACGAGGTGGAAAACTTGACGTATCACGATAGAAGTCGCAAAAAGGTAAGAATTGAAGCACGTAGAACGTACACACTTACTACATCGTATCTTGTTAACTGTTATACCAACAAAATTGATGCTGAACACTTATTGGTGGCGAATAACATTTGGATCACCGAGCACAATACATTTAATCACAATCAATACCAACACTTTGCCGTTATCTTGGATGAAAGCAAGTCGCCTGATTACAACTATACCGATGGTGTTTACGCATCAATTACAGCAACGTTCTTGGATAAAGTTGCGGTTCATGAAAGTAAGTACGATGGAAACATTGAAGCGAAGCAAAACGTATCGTTTGATTTACCTAGCGGAATTGATTGTTCTGGAACGGTTGCTTATTTGATTAACAATAGCGACAATTCGTACAACCAGACGATTAACAACGATTTCACGTTGCCCGATGAGGTTATTAACATCTACGTGAATGGCGTATTAGATAGCACGGTGAGCGTGCCTACACTTGGAAACAACACAATAAACATAACAAATTAAGAGAAATGGCAAATATAAACGTAGACATAACAACAACGCTACTAGGTGACACCGACACACCGAATAGCTACGTAGGTGAGGGTGGTAAATTCTTAGCTGTAAAGGCGGATGAAAGCGGTACGGAATTTAAATCCGTATCAAGTGACTTAACAATCGACACCACCCCAATAACAGGAGGTTCAACAGGTTATCCGTTATATCACAAATCAGGAAATGTAGTAGGAGAATTTACTGGAGCATTCTTTGACACGGTAAACAATAGAGTAGGAATAAGAACAACAACGCCTGCTGGTACTTTACACGTTAAAGGAGTAGGTAACTTAGTAACAGATGTTATTGCTCGGTTTGATGCGCCATCGGGTAATGGCTTTAGTTTCTTAGGTGATGGATCAATGCGTGGTCAATATGCACATGTTTATCAGAACGAGCTAGGGATGTATCGTATTGACAACAATTATGTAAAATTGTATCGTGAAGAAGATAGAATAAAAGGAGTTAAGATGGCTTTAGATGGTGAAAGTAATGTCGCTCAAATATTACATTATTATCGTGTTGGTGGGATGGGCTCTAATCTTCTAGGCGATGCGCTTAATATTTTCAATAGAAATAGCGATGGGGTTTTTGGCTCAAATATGAATTTTATCTCGGTAAGAAATGGCAGTGGAGATAGCGGATTTAACTTTTTCGCTCCAACAACACACACCACTATCGACACAACAGATGGAACAGATTTAAGAACTCAACTAGACTACACAGGGGCGTGGTTTTATTACAACGCATTAACCACGCCAACACCAAGAACAGATAGCTTTACGCATTATGCTAAGGATATTGTAGCAGGAAATTCATCACCACATTGGAAAACTGAAAATGGTGATGAAATACGGTTGTACAAACAATCAACACCAACAACGTTGAGTGATGTTATAACGCTACTAACTAACTTAGGTTTATGTTAATGAAATCTAACATATCACTTGTGTTGTGGGGCGTGGTAATTGGCGTTATTTTGGTTATTTTGTTAAATAAAGGTTGCGGAAAGCAAACCAAAACAAACATCAAAACAGTTACCACACACACAACGGATACGTTAATCATTCGTGATACAGTAAAGCAAACTATTTACAAGCCGTTTAAAGTGGTTATTGATAGCGGTAAAAAAGTAAAATGTGACACCAACTATTACAACACCACGTTCAAGGATAGCAACTACTTGATAACAACCTATGGTGGGAAAGTTGATAGTATTTACACTGAAATAAAGCAAAAAGAAGTGCGCATAATTGACAGCATAAAGACTTTCACCACAATAACCCAATATAAGTACCCTAATAACCTATACTTATCCGCTAATCTAAACTATTCAATTGACAAAAGTTTTGCACCCGAAATTGTGTTAAGTGGAAATATAAAGAATTTATTGCTAAATTTGGGCGTCGGGTATAATATGGGCAACTTAAACAAAGGATTATTCATAAAGGCAGGTATTGGAGTTAAATTAAATAAAAACAAGTAGAAATGGGCTTAATTATTAAAAGTACAGCAGAAAAGAAAATCAAAGGGATTGGTTTTCCTATTGAATTAGAACAAGTTTATGGACGTGTTAGATTCACGTCAACACCTGACGGAAAGCATTTAGCTTTTGAAATACTGACGTGGTACAGCCGTGAGCAATACAAAAACGAAATCGACAAAGCAAAGGCTCTGCTAGAGCAACCTCAATTCCTAATCAATACAGATATGGGGCTAAGTGGTCAAGTTGTGGTACTTGAAGAGGGTGTAAAACAAGACAATGAAGTAGCTATTTTGGTGGCAAAGTCATACGTTGAAAGTCTAGGGTTTAAATGTGAAATTGAAGCGTGATGAGGGAGCAACTATCAGAAATTACATTGATAACATTGGGGGCGATAATCGTTTTTTACGCCCCTGCAAAATACGCTTTAATCGTGCTTTTGTTGCTTATTTTAGTCGATACTTATTGGGGCATTAGAGCGAGTAAAAAAATGGGCAAAGAAATAACGAGTAATCGTTTTAACAACCTATTCGCAAAGGTTGTAAGTTACTTCATTTTCGTGGCATTTGGCTTAATCGTAGCTGTTGAATTTAAAATTCAGTACGGTGTATGGCTACTATGCGCATATCCTATATACAGCGAAATAAAAAGCATTGACGAAAATCAAAAAGCATACGGAAAAAAGGGTATTTTGGCAAACTTAAATAGTTTTTACAACTTCGTTTTAGCACTCAAAAAAAAACAAGATAAATTAAGAGGTAATGAATAAATACAAAGAATTGACAATTAAAGGCTACCACTTTCCAGATGACACGATAACAACTGAATGGAAAGGGCTTTTTAATTCATACATCATGAGGCAATATTTACCCATACTCAATACGTTGAATTATCCTGAGGCGATTAAACGTCTAGCACTTATAATGACACGTAGAGAGGGTTATTATCCTGGCACACGAAGCTATAAAACAAACAATCCTGGGAACATCGGAAATACAGATAATGGGAAAAACAAAGGCTTCAACTCGTTGCGTGAAGGTATTGTTGCACAACTTGAACATTTGATGAAAGTGTCGAGTGGCTATGGAGCATACTCTTTTGGGAGAAAAAAAATAAAGCCGTATTATTCACCTGAAATTGCAAAAAATCAAAAAACATACAAAGGAATGTCGCCTTATTTACCTGGTTATGAATTTGAGTATAACGGAGAGTTAGGTGGGTTTGTCAAAATCTATTCTACTGGCGCAAGAGTTAGTAATGGTTATTTATCGGACATTGTCAGTTACTTACGTTATAAGGGGTTTGATGTTGATGAAAACACCACACTAAAAGAGTTAACTGAAATGTAAAAAAATAAAAAAAGAGGTCGATTGACCTCCTTTTTTTTACCTAATCCATTAAAAAAACAAAAAAACTTCTTATGATTGATTAAAACATCAACACAAAGATAATGTTTATTTTTGATTATTTCCACTTCTTGTCTATTTTTTATCAATTAACTTCTTGCAATATAATGATTTTCTACCACATCTTTCCTGCTACGTAAACTTTCATATTGTTTTGTTTTTGTTTTAATTTTCGTTGATTAGCACCGCCACACCTTATACCAAGGTATAAACAAAAGTGGCTGCAACATCTTAACGAGACTAACCGCACTATTTAAGGTGATTTCAACCTTTCGGGACATTGCACCGTTTACCATGCCACTTTCATTTATACCAATTCATTTACTTTTACAATCATACTAAAAAATATCACATTTGGATATGTTTTCTTAAACAATTTTAAGGCTTTTTTGGGGCTTTTCGCTTCGATGTTCACCCCATTTGAATAGTAACTTTCTTTACTCTCGAAGTATGTTATATGATATGTTTTCATAATTCTTTTTTTTTTAATTTTTAATGTTGTATAGGTCTGACAAAATCAGACCTATAAGCTAGTTAGTGGCAAGGCTAAAGAACCACACCGCTAAATAAGTCTGGAATATTGTTAGAATTAATTTTCTTTTTATTTGAAGTGTCAATACCATTAATCAGCTTTTTTATTTCGTTAATGTATTCTTTTTTGTCCCAGCCTTCAATTTCACAAACCATTAAGTCGAAAAGTATTTCTTTCAATAAATGTTCTTGAAATTTTTTCCTTGCAAGTGTGTTTGCTTTTTTTGCAGGGAAAATATAATTTTCTTCTTTTGATGAATTAGTAACGTGCATTTTTTGCACATTGCTTTTTTTTACCTCTTTTTTAGAATATTCAATTCGTGGCGTTCCTTTTCTAATTGTTCTTACTAAAGCTCTTTTGCCACCATTTAGAATACTTTTTCCGTCAGTGCAAAAATCATAACCACTTAAAGGAGAGCCACAGGAATTATCTACTTTCCAACCTATCGGCAAAACTTCGTAAACTTCCCAATATTTATATTTCTTCATCTTCGATAAATTGAGTTATAAAACTTTGAACTTTTTTGTTTATATTTTCGTAATCTGTTTTTACTTCTATCAATTTTCTTTGATAATACAATAATGCTTCAACATAAGCATCTTGCTCTGTTTTAGCCCTCATACTTATATTCATTCCGATAACATAATCGTATAAAAAAAAGCCATCTATACATTCGTGCAATGAAAGTGTATCAATCTTAAATATTTTTCTAATTACTTTTGACATATCAGTTTCAGTTAATGAAAAGCCCAGCCACTAACAGCGTGTATAAAAAATGGCGGGTTTTCGGTTAATTTAATGTTTTGTAATTCTAATTATGCTCTGTGCTTGCCGAAAGTTTCGGAGTTCTAATCCGCCACTTCTTATACACGCAAAACGTTATCGGCAACCTAAAAAGACAGCGTACCTTGCCGACAGTACTGCTCAATTCGATTGAGTGCTGCTTCGTAATATTCTTTATCAATTTCAATGCCGACAAATTGTATGTTCATTTTATCTAATCGGTTCGCTTTCTCAACTGCAATGGCAATACTTCCACTACCTAAATGAGTGTCTAAAATCCTTTGATTTGGTAATGCATAGTTTTTTAGTATAAAATCATATAATTGTATCGGTTTTTGTGTTGGGTGTACTTTGCCACCATCCGCTTTTCTTAATGCATTTTCTTTATGTATTTCGTATCTAAAAACTTTTGCGGGCTTTTTCAGTCCCATACTTACCCAAGCATATTCTGCACTTGCAAAATTTGGTATATATTGTACTTTATCCCATACACAAAAATATTCACTTGGTGGCAACTCAAAATTATTTGCACCCCATATTATTTGGTTTTTGCTTATTCTAAATAATTCTTGCCAGTATTCATCGCTTGGCTTTTCGTTATTCCAATTTTTTTCTCCTTTATGCTTCCAGCTCCCTCTCTTGGCATATACGCCTGTCGTTTCTTCATTTGCTTTTTTAAACCGCTCTAATCCATAGGGTGGGTCAACTATTGCCAAATCAAATTCATCGTCCTTAAAACCTCGCATAATTTCGAGATTGTCGGCATTGAAAAAAGAAAGGCAGCCGATAACACGTGGTATAGTTAATTGGGGGTTTTCTGCATTATTCATCATTTCTGCTATTTATTAAATTTATACTTGTGGATAGGTTATCGAGGTCTAATCCCCAACTAACTATACCACCACCGTTATAGGCAATAGGGCAGACGTTCTTCGTTTCAACATTTGTGGAAGAAAAAAAAGAAAAAATGCCCCACCGCACTTTTGTTTTTTCAAAACAATTTAGGTTGGCAGTATTCACGTTCAAGTCTTTCATGTAATAATTTATAAAATTGTTGGTTCATTTCGCTTCCTATGTAGTTTCTCTTTTCAGTTATACAGGCGTGTGCAGTTGTCCCACTTCCCATATATCCATCAAATACGGTTTCTCCTTCCTGCGTGTATGTTTGTATCATATACCGCATTAAATCAATCGGCTTTTCGGTTGGGTGTATTCTATCGCTTCGCATCCCAGCACCCGAAAAATCAATAATACTTTCGGGATAGTATTCATCATTAAAAGTTATTTCACTTCCTGCCCCATTAAATGTTCCGTGCTTATCGGTTATCCCACCTTTTGCCCTATAAACTCCTTTTCGTTTTATTGGGAAATATCTGCAACTTCCTTTTCCAAATATTACAACATCTTCGTGTATTTTAAGCGGTTGCTTTTTTGCAAGTATTCCGTTTCCTGCAAGCTTCTTATTCCACACCCAGCAATATTTAAACAGTTTTTCGTTGCTTAAAATCAGCTTACTTGTAAAAGGTTGGCTTGCAGTCATTACTACCATTCCATCAGGTTTTAATATTCGTTCCCATTCTTTCCACATCTTTTCAAAATCGGGCATAATATCCCATTCATTTCCAGTTGTTCCGTATGGTGGGTCTTGCAAAATTAAATCTACTGTTCCGCTTTCAATTCGGCTCATAGTTATTAAGCAGTCTTCATTAAAAATTGTATTTAAAATTCCCTCGCTTCGCATTTTTTCTTTTTTTTCTTTAGTGCTTCGATTAAACATTCTGCTAAAAATCCCTACTGCCTATAACAGCGGTTTTGTGCTATTTGCCCCATCAACATTTGTGGTAACTTGAAGCATTGTGCAAGGGGCAAACAGGCACAAAGCCGAGAACCGTTAGCTGCAAGCACTATTGACCTGCATTAAATAAAGTTCCGTGAGAAAAATTTAAAATAGCACCACCCGCTTCGGTTTTTTCAAAACCGTTAAGGTTAAGTCGTTCTAAACTATTCTCATAATGTTGTTTATCTAATTCGCTTCCGATAAAATTCCTATTAAGATTTTTACAGGCAAGAGCAGTCGTTCCGCTTCCAGAAAATGGGTCTAATACAAAGTCGCCTTCCTTACTTCCTATTCCTACAATCCTTTCAAGCAATGCAATTGGTTTTTGAAATGGATGTATCTTTTTATCGTTAAAGTTGCTTTGTGGTATTGCAATAGTCCATACATCAAACCTTTCATCACCCCATTTTTCGGGGAAATTTAATCTATCCCCAAAACCTAAATGATATATCATTTCATAAGTTTTCCCAAACTGCCCCTTATCAGCACATCTTCCACCAGCGTTTCGATAATGCCAAACTATCCTACTTTTTAAAGGCACTCCAAGTTTAGCCAGTAAAAATTCAAATTTTGCCATTTTTTGACTTGAAAAACTTATGAAAATATGCCCATCTGTTTTTAATAACCTTATAAATTCTTTCATCCATTTTTCTGTAATATCCCAAAATAAATCATCTTCAAAAGCATTTTTTGTTTTTTGATTTTCAGGATAATACCAAGGGTCTGCAAATATTAGGTTTACGCTTTTATCCTGCATTTCTGCCATTAATTCAAAGCAGTCTTTGTTTTTAATTTCTATTGCCATCGCTTCGCTATTTTAAATTTTTATTCGTGTTTCAAATTAAGTTCCTGCTAAATTTACCGTGCCAGCAGCTAACACGTGGTAAAAAACATTAAAACGATTTTTTACCACCATCCGTTATGCGTAATTAAAAGAACTCGTTAATCATAGCATCTACGGTTGGTTTTAAGAACCTGAAATACTCTCTTTTATGTTCAGCAATATCTTCTTCATTTATACCAAGCCAAAAGATAATTGGCAAAGGAATTTCAAACTCTTTTGATATTGTTTCTAATACGCTAATTTTTGGAGTTTTTGCCCCCGTTTCAATTTGTGATAAGTAAGTTTGAGTTATACCTATCAATTTTGCGAACTCCGACTGGTTTAACTGTGGTGTTCGTTCTTTTCTAATATTTCTAATTGCTGTTCCTATATTCATAATTTTTTATTATTTATTAAGCAAAGGTAATAATTATTTCTGACAAAACAAATTTATCTTAAAAATATTAACTACGCATAACACACGTTTGGCAAAAAAGCGGATTTATTGCTAAATTGAACATTCGTGCTTTCTATTTGCATTTGTACTAAACTGAAAGTTTATGCTTTCAAGTCCGCTTCTTCGCCAAGCGTTTTAACGTTATGCCTTATTTTGCCAACGCTCCCAGACTTCGAGAATTTTGAGCAAACGAGCAATTTTCTTTTCATACTTTTTGGGTATTGAATTTGGTCTAATGTTTTGACCCGATAATCTTCGGCTTAGTTCGTGCCAGTTTATTAAGTCTTTCAATAGAAAATAGCTATTTCGTTATTAGTTGTGTAGCCATCAAAACCAAGAGCCTTCAATTCAGCTACTAACTCGTTTTGTCTTTCAAAATCAGATAATGTTTGAAACTCATTGCAAAAAAGATTTGAAATCAGTTCTTGCTCTCTATTTTTCAAATCATCTATGTGCTTTGCCCACATTTTACGTTCGCTTGCTTTTTTTGCGTTATTCATAAAACGTGTATAATCTCTCATCTGTGCACCTATTTCAGAAGCAATGTAGTTGTTGTAAGTAGATAGTGATTTGAAATTATTAGTCATACCAAAAAGGTTTACACCTTCAATCTCAACAACTTCCAGTGTGCATTCTGCAACTACTTCGCCATCTTCATTGTAAATGAACTTATAGTTGTTAGCGTAATCCATATTTGAAGCATAAAATTTTACAGCGTTTGGATTTTTCTCTTTTCCGCAGTTGTTATATTTTCTGTCGCTTCTGTTTTCGCTATTGTATCTAAATGCTTTCATAATTATCTCGTTTTTGTATGGTACAAATATACAGTATTCTGTATTAACCACCAAATAAAATATCAATTATTTTCAAGAATCTGTTTATTTTCTTTTCGTACTTCTTTGGGATTTTATTTGGTCGAATGTTTTGCCCGTTGCCCGATAAATGTCTGCTTAGCTCATGCCAGTTAATTATCTTTTTTGAGAACTCGCTTACACTAACGTTTTCGCTATCATCGAATAAGAAAGGTTTTAAATCGGTTTCATTAATACCCTCATGTATTTCAGTGATAACAGATAGATTAAACCATTCCCCATTCTGTCTATGTTCATTATACTTATTGTGCAATGCCTTTTCAATTAAGTAATCATCGCTAACGGGGTAGGTAATTAGAACCTCAACAGAAAAAGGACAAGAGCATTGTATTTCTTTTATCCTTTTTTCTACATTACTGCTTACACCTATTTTGCAAATGTTTTCTTTTTTATTTCCTATAAAGTATATCATGTTTTAATTTTTAAATTACCACACAAATATACAGCAATCTATTTAATTTCACAAATCAAAAGCATATAAAAATACACTTTTCTGTAAAATATTTTTTAACTCATTGATTGCCAACGCAAAAAAAACAAGGCATAACATGCGTTTGGCTCAATGGCGGGTTTAGTGGTTAATTCAAGTGTGTGCCTCGCATCAGCTTTAGTGGTGGTTTGACAGTTTCTCGCTCCGAAGTCCGCCACTGCGCCAAGCCCGAAACCGTTAGCGGGCATTGTAATGAACGCACCCAAACCAACTTTTCGTTTCATAATCAAAACCACTTCCATCGTGCCAGCAAATAGGGACACTTTCTATCCCAGTATTTTTAATGTCAGGGTAAACATCTTCAGAATTTACATCTTTTCTGTGTATTCCACTTAATTTTGAACATCTGCCAATTTCTTCTTCTTTATTGTTGTAAGTGGGATTCCCCCAAAACTTACAAGAAGAACAACCCGCTAACACATTATTTGCGTCAGTGGGGGTGTCTTGCTTGTTTGAATCTGTCTGCATATTTTGAACTTTAATTTGTTAATTGACCTGTGGTGGTGTAACGCCCCACCGAACGCAAATAATCCTACCGTTGGCTGCAACCGCTTACGACTTCGCAGCAAGTTCTTCAGTAACTTGACCGTTATTAAATTTTTCCTCCCCGCCAATGAATGAAAATTGTTTTCTTATTAGCGGAATAGCATCTTCAATTCTTGGATGACGCTCATCAATAGCCCCTTCTCTTTGCCGTTTCCAAATTGAAATTTGCAACTCTCCCTTTCTTGGAGCAGACACTTCTACTCTTACACATAAGTCGTGTGCCATTACTACCAATCTTGTCATTGCGTTGAAATCGTAAGTTGCTATTTCATTGCTTTGAACTACCATCCACCCATATCCCCATGATTTAACTTCGGATGGAATGTGGTGCTCTCCACCGTAGAATGCGTTGAAGAATTGAGTTGCTTGTTCTTTCGTTAGATGTTTCATTTTATTGAATTTTACTTTCCCCTCGCTCAAAAAATTTAATAACTGCTGTGTCGCTTCGTGGCGAGAGTAACCGATGCGGCAGCAGGTAACACATGCTTAAACGAAAGCGGGGGTGAGACTCTTCGTAGGAAAGTATGTGATATATTTAAGTTCATATCTTCGTTTTGAGTGTAGTGCTAATTTTCCCCGCCTTCGTTAAGCATCGGAACGTTACCTGCTATTTAAACTCAATTTTGTAGATAATCGAGTCTTTGTAGATTATTGGGAATTTTAGCATCTTTAAGCTGTGATAAGGGAAGTTAAATTCATCACATAGTTTTTTGAAATTTCCTCTCGCAATTGGCTCTTTACCTTGTTCTATTAGTATTATTATTTTTAGTCTTGGCATAATTTCTAATTTATTGAGTAAATAACGCTATTCCAAAATCCTTGTGCCATAGTTGGAGATTTGTTTGCGTGGGTTACATTTTCTTCATTTACAACAAAACCATCTTTTTTAAGTGATTTAATTATTTTCAACCATTCTTCAAATATCTTATGAGTTTTATCTTTTTTACCGCATCCTACCCTATATCCAACCTCTACTTTTTGACCATTTATTAAGTTTAAATAATCTCTTTGTATTTGAGTGGAATTATAACCGCAAATCAATGGTTCTTTTTGATTTGCGGCTTCTACTATTTTTAAAGTTCTCTCTGAAATGTTCATATTACATATATGTTTTTAAGGCATTGTATTTTTCAACAATTACATCTAATTCTTTTTTGCTTACCCAATAATGAAAAGGCATATTAAAATAAGGAGTTCCTTTATATTCTACAACGTTATTTCCTCCTAAATTTTTACCCGCTTCAGGTATTTCAATATAAGATTTAATTTCATATTTATTATTCATTGATGTTGGGCTGTAAAATGTTTTCATAATTTCTATTTTTTTATTTGTTATTTCTATGGTGTAAAGATAATTAATATATTTACATAAACAATACTTTTTTAGAAATATTTTAAAAATAATTACAAAAAAATAAACAGCAGGTAACAATCAATAAACAATAGTGGCGGAATATACTAAACCGCATACGCCACCATCGTTTATTTTTAACGTTAGTGGCAAGGCTACATTTATCGCTTCGTATAAGCATTTGTGCTATCGTTCCGTTTTTCTTTTTAAAAGTTTTGCCATCGCTCAAAAAAAATAAACGCTAAGTCAGTGCATTTCATCAAACATTTCTTTCTCATCATCACTCAACTCGTCATACGTTGGTGCGACGTATCCACGTAACATTTCCTCCTCAGAAATATCACTCCAATCAACGTGTAATTGATGTGCGACGATAATAGATGCAACAGGAGTGAGGTGCGACATTGCTTTTGTATTCGCTTTTGTTTTTCTAAGGCATAAATCGTGAATTTTGCCGACCAGTTGCCCATAAGTAACGCCAAGAACATTCGCCATTCTTTTATAAGGCATTGTAAGGTAATGCGCCCTAATAAACTCTTTTTCTTTTTCTGTCCAGAATTTCATGTTGCGTTGAATTAAAACGGTAAATCACCATCTGACAATGCTACAAATTCGTTGTTATCCTTACTCTTACCAAACACCTTGCAACGTGTTGTAACTGAGTTGACACGCCCAACCTTGTTGTTCTCAAATGGAATGTTTTTGTGCTTGCAGTACTCAATTAATGCATCAGACATATTTTGAGGTGATTTACGAAAACGATCGTTGATGCCATTGTCATTCAAGAATTGATGATATTGCTCGTTAAATTCTGACACTGGGATTGAACCCTTGAATTGCCATTGTTCGATGTGTTCATCAATGAATTGATAGGTCGTTTGACCGAAATTCAATGCAAATTGCTTCAACCAACCTGTATAACTCAAGTCCGTTGATACTAATTTTGGTGATTTCAAATATTTTTGCACACAATCAATCATATAAGCGTAGTAGCCATACCAGTCATCATCATTCCAATCTTGTGGAAATAAAGTGTTGTTATAATGCGCATCAACACCACCTGCAAGTGTAAAAAAATTTGTGAACTCAATAATCATTGTACGACGTTTCAATCCACCGTCCGATATATCAATTGAATAATTTGTTGATAGTAGTAACTTTGGTAACTTCTCAGCAGACACGCTTTCCTCATCTCTGTATAATTTCTTAATCAATGCGCTGTTTGATGAAATGTTTTTTAGAAACAAGAAATCAAAATTTCGTGGCAAATCTGAAATTGAAAAAAGTCGCTCACCTTGCCATGACTGGAAAAACTCGCTTGTGAATTTTACTTGTGATCCGCTCACGTCTTTATGTGTAGTGAAATTACCTAACAAATTAGTGAAGATATTTTTACCAGCACCACCACCGTCTTTTGGATTTTCAACTGATTCAGTTAGCAAAACAAAGTAAGGTGTTTCAGTACTTTTATATCTGTGCATTAAGTAGCCGATATACGAATCCAAATTGTCATTCTTTACAATGGCTTTTGAAAGAAAATCTAAAAATAAACCACCAGGACGTTTATCTAAATCAATTTCATGATTCAAAATTTCATCATGGTAGTAATATTTATCTATTTTTTCGTATGGTATCAATTCACGATTACTTGGTGTAATTTTCAAGACACCGTTAAAAAAACATTTATAAGCCACGCAACGTGTGTCTGCTAGTAACTCATTTTCATTAATCACGTCTAATCTGCTAATAAGGTATTTGCACGATTTTTGAATGTAATCTTCAAATTTGTCATTAATGGCATTAAATACAGTTTCGTCTTCTTCTTTGATGTAATTTTTAAGCTCACAAATAAAATCACGTTGCGTGATTTTGTGTATTTGAAAATCATCAACTCGGATCAAATCACTATTTATAAGACGAAAGCCTAAACAATTGGCGACGGATAAAATTAATTGTCTATTAATTTTATACTCATGCTCACCTTTCTCGGTCGTTTTTTCATCCCAAAAAACGCCGTGAGGGTATTTTAACTCGTAATTGTTTTTTTGTTCTTCATACAACTCTTTTGCTTCTTCTGAAATATTGCTCGGAAGTGTTTTTTTTGATACAACGGCTTGATGTATTAACTTCGTTTCAAACGTTTTTGTGTAATAGCCGTAACCATTTTCAACAAGCCATTTAAAACATTCTTTAGTGTCGCCATTAAATTCAATATCACACAAAATCGAAGCGGGTGAGTAACATTTATCTTCAAGTTGCGATGAGGTGGTGAAAATTCTGTAAAATCGTTCAGACTTTACAAACGATGCAGAATTGCCTTCTTTTTTTCCAGGTTTGCGAAAATAAATGTATTCGTTATTTTCCCTGTATCTTTGCCATCCGTGCTTATCAAGTATCTTCTCTGCATCGTCTGAACTGTTGTAGTCTTCCCATGGATTAACAGAGTAATTTCGTGATGCTGTTGTATTTACTTTCAAGATTTTCGGAGGTTGCACAACCTCGTTGTACAATTTTGCAAGGTTTACCATCAATTGACGTTCGTAGAATGTAATCGTTGGCACGTCGTTTTCTTGAATGAATGAATAACCATCTGTTGGTGGTATAACGAACTTCCCTTTTTCGCCTTTTAATTCAATAAAACAATATTTTTTTAAATCAGGGCGCTTCGCCAGCTCCTCATCCGTTGCATGTCTAAATGACAAGTTTTGATTGTTTGATGCTTCTGCATCGGATAGTTTGTAAGGTAAGTGGACTCCGTTGTTTTTGCTTTTTTCTATGCGTAATTTTGCGTATAATTCTGGATAAGTTTCTTTTAATTCCAATAAGAATTTGTGCGCAATTCCAGGATAATGCTTATCGTCAACATCAAGGCATTCTAAGTTACCACTAACGGCACCACCAATGATTGCAATACCAACATCAACACGTGCATTGTTGATGATATTGAAAAATTCCTGTTCAGTGATAATTTCATTTTGATACTTCGTCCATTTTGGAATTGGCGACTTTTCAGGCATTGCACCCTCTTGCACCATTCGTACAGGCACAATTGATACACCCTGAGTTATCAATTTTTTAGCTTCCTTAAAAATACTGAGTAAATTCGTTTTATTCATGTTTTTTTGTTTTTTACAAACTTAATATTTTTTGGTTAACAATGCTTTCATTCAGGATTTTTTCTGATAATTT